TGGTCCAATATCTTTCTCTGCTTCTGGTGGAGCAACAGGTAGACAATGTGTGATGGCAATTCGTTGTAAGAATACATTCAAAGGAATCCCAAATAGAACAACAGTAAGATTAACTGACATTGAAGTTTTGAGTGATTCTACAAACTGCAGACTTGAAATTTGGAGATTACCTGGTAATAGTAATATTACTGGTGGAAGTTGGGTAGATGCTGATAATGATTCAGCAGTTGAATATAATGTTACGGCAGGAACCAACTTTACAACAACTGGTGGAGATTTGAGACAGGCAACTTTGATTGCTGCTAATAATCCATCAGGTCAGCAAGCATCTGCTACCGTCTCATTTAATCCAACGAGTGCTAGAAGATCTTACATAGCACAAAATATTGATTCTAACGATAGTAATATTTTTGCCATTATTGTTCAGAACCTAGATACTAATACAACCACAGATATTTGGAATACGATTCAGTGGCGAGAAACTAGATAGGTGATTTTTTATGAGTGAAGTTTATCTTGGTAATCCCAATCTAAAAAAAGCGAATACGCAAATTGAGTTTACTCAGGAACAAATTATTGAGTTCCTAAAATGTAAGGAAGACCCAGTTTATTTTGCCAGGAACTATATCAAGATTGTATCTCTCGATCATGGTCTCGTGCCTTTCAGTATGTATCCGTTTCAGGAAAAACTTATCCAGAATTTCCATGATAACAGATTTAATATTTGTAAGATGCCACGTCAGACTGGTAAGTCTACTACTTGTGTATCATATCTTCTGCACTACGCTGTTTTTAACGATAATGTTAACATCGCCATCCTAGCAAACAAGGCGTCAACGGCAAGAGATCTTCTCGGTAGGTTACAACTTGCATACGAAAACTTGCCAAAGTGGATGCAACAGGGTATTATATCATGGAATAAAGGTAGTTTAGAACTCGAAAATGGCTCCAAGATTTCGTCTAACTCTACTTCTTCATCTGCTGTCCGAGGCGGATCCTATAATGTCATCTTTCTTGACGAGTTCGCGTTCATCCCGAATCACATTGCTGATGACTTCTTTGCCTCTGTTTATCCTACTATTTCTTCTGGACAGAGCACAAAGGTAATTATCGTTTCTACCCCTAGGGGTATGAACCACTTCTACCGCATGTGGCATGATGCGGAGAAGGGAAAGAATGAATATGTACCAACTGATGTGCATTGGTCCGAAGTTCCTGGAAGAGACCAGGTTTGGAAAGAACAAACTATTGCCAACACTTCCGAACAACAGTTTAAGGTTGAGTTTGAGTGCGAATTCTTAGGATCTGTTAATACACTCATCAACCCAGCAAAACTCAGAAATCTTGTATATGAGAGTCCACTAAAAAGAAATGCTGGACTTGATATTTACGAAAATCCAAAAGAAGAACATAATTATCTAATCACAGTTGATGTTGCTCGTGGATTAGGTAATGACTATTCTGCATTTATTGTTTTTGACATTACAGAGTTTCCTTATAAAGTAGTAGCAAAATATAGAAATAACGAAATCAAACCAATGTTATTTCCTAGTGTCATCCATGATGTGGCAAAGGGATATAATGAAGCATGGTTATTGATCGAAGTCAATGATATTGGAGATCAGGTAGCAAATATTCTCCATTTTGACTTGGAGTATGAAAACGTTCTCATGTGTGCGATGAGAGGTCGTGCTGGTCAAATTGTAGGATCTGGTTTCAGTGGTAAGAAGTCTCAACTTGGTGTGAGAATGACGGCTGCTGTTAAGAAGTTGGGTTGTTCTAACTTAAAAACTCTTTTAGAAGATGATAAGTTACTGACCGTTGACTATGAGATTATATCAGAACTTACAACATTTGCACAGAAGCACAATTCTTTTGAGGCAGAAGAAGGATGTAATGATGACCTAGCAATGTGTCTTGTTATTTTCTCATGGTTAGTTGCACAGGATTATTTCAAAGAGATGACGGACAATGATGTTCGTAAAAGAATCTATGAGGAACAAAAAAACCAAATAGAACAAGACATGGCACCGTTTGGATTTATTCTAAACGGAATAGATGATGAGGGAGAGTTTGTAGATTCAAATGGAGATAGATGGCACACTGATGAATATGGTGATATGTCTTACATGTGGGATTATAGATAATGGAATTTGACGATCAAATGGAACTGGAACATTTATTGTTCTTTGATCGTAAATGCAGGTCTTGTGGGGAAATAAAAAGTTTAATGGATGATTACTACTTGACTAGAAGAGATAGGGGAACTTTACCATCAGCATACTCTTATGAGTGTAAGCAGTGTACTATAAAAAGAGTGAAATCTAAAAAGAAAAAGGAAGTGGTTTGGGAATATCCTGATTGGTAGATATTCACGCATGGTTTCCCCGCTGAAAATACCCCTTTTCCTAAATATTTTTAGATAAATTTGGATTGCGAGGACAAACAAGATGCCATTAAATTTAGCATCTCCTGGTATTGTAGTAAGGGAAGTAGACCTTACGGTAGGAAGAGTTGATCCAACTTCTGCGAGTATTGGAGCTATTGTGGCACCCTTTGCCCAAGGTCCAGTCGATCTTCCTACATTAGTTGAAAACGAACAAGACTTACTAAGAGTATTTGGTAAACCATACTCAAATGATAAGCACTATGAGCACTGGCTCACTGCTTCTTCATTTTTAGCATATGGTGGATCACTCAGAGTCGTCAGAGCTGATGACGCCGATATGTATAATGCTAAAGGTGTAAGCGCCGGCAGCAGCATAAAAGTTAAAAGTGTTGAGCACTACGAACAACTTGGTTATGATGAAACTCCATTTACAACTCAGACTGTTTTTGCAAATACTCCCGGTTCCTGGGCAAATGGAATAAGAGTTGGTGTTATTGATGCAAGAGGAGATCAAATCCTCACAATGAATACAGCAGCAGTAACTACATTTAATGCTGCAATTACTGATAGAATTGCAACATCAACTGGTGCTGGAACCACTATTGGTATTACAACAACATCAATTACTCTGGGTCAAGTAGTAAGATCTGGTGTGGTCGCATCAGGAACAACGGTTACTGATATCGGTACTGGTGTCATAACACTTTCCAATAGCACAACGAATACTGCTGCAGATACTTTCTTATTTGATTTTGGTACTGAGACGGTTACATCTTCGGCGCTGGTTCCCGGAGCAGGTGTTACGCAAGCCATTTCTAAGGTTCTTCCTGGAGCAGGAACAACAACCCTTCTCGACGGATATCTGAAAGGTATTATTACCGAAGTAGGTTCTGGTGAGGCAACTGTAAAGGTTCTTGAGCACGTTGCTGCTAACGGAACAGTTACCGAAGTCGATTATCAACCATCTGGCGTTTATGCTTTTGGAAATGGAACGGTTGCTATTCACACTAGTGGCAAGAACACTTCTTACGGATCAACAGCAGTAACTGCACAGAAAGATTGGTTTGATGCTCAGACAATAACTCTCTCTATTGGTAATACCACTAGTTGGAATCAGTTTTCTGATCGTCCAGGAACTTCAGAATATGCTGCTGCTAGAGGTGGTAGATTTGATGAAGTTCATGTCGTAGTTATTGACGGTAATGGAACAATCACAGGTAATGCAGGAACAATCCTTGAGAAGCATTTGAGTCTTTCGAAAGCAAAGGATGCAGAGTTCTCAGTTGGATCAGTTTCTTACTGGACACAGTATCTTAAGAGTAACTCCGAATACGTTTTCGGTGGAACTCCTGCTTCTGGTGATTCTGTCAACACAGGATTCAAGAGTGGTGGATCAGGATTTGATCCAGAAACAGATATTGACTGGAACCAAGATGCTGAAGGAATTACATTTAAATCTGTTGGAAACAAGTTATTTACTTTAACTAATGGAAAAGATTATAATGGCATTTCTACTGTAACTTCGGACAACGCTCTGAATGCAGATTTAGGTAAATTGGTTTCTGGATATGGATTGTTTGAGAATACAGAGAACTACGAAGTAGATTTCCTTCTGATGGGATCTGGGGCAAGATCACAAAATGAAACTCAGGCACTTGCAAACAAACTGATTGCCGTTGCCGAAGCGAGAAAAGATGCAATCGCATTTATTTCACCAAATAGAACTACTGCAATCGCAGATAACCCAGGTGATACAGAAGTTGCTGTTTATGATGATGCAACAATCACCAATAACGTTCTTGAGTTCTTTGCACCTATCACATCATCATCTTATGCGGTGTTTGATAGTGGTTATAAGTACATGTATGATAGATTTGCAAACACTTTCCGCTATGTTCCTCTGAACGGTGACATCGCTGGACTTTGTGCTCGCAATGACATCAACAACTTCCCATGGTTCTCACCAGCAGGAACTGCAAGAGGAGCAATTCTCAATGCAGTCAAACTTGCTTATAATCCTTCTAAGGTTCAAAGAGACAGACTTTACTCTGCAAGAGTAAATCCAGTTATCTTCTCACCTGGTTCAGGTATCATCCTCTTTGGTGATAAGACTGGATTTGCTAAGGCATCGGCATTCGACAGAATCAATGTCCGTCGTCTGTTTGTATATCTTGAAGATGCAATCTCTGCTGCTGCTAAGGATCAACTGTTCGAGTTCAACGATGAGATTACAAGAACCAACTTTGTAAATATCGTCGAACCATTCCTCCGTGATGTTCAGGCTAAGAGAGGAATACAAGATTATGTGGTTATTTGTGATGAAACAAATAACACTGCTGCCGTCATCGACAATAATGAGTTTATCGCTGACATCTATATCAAACCTGCAAGGTCGATTAACTTCATCGGTCTTACATTTGTTGCCACCAGAACTGGTGTTGCTTTTGAAGAAGTAATTGGTAACGTTTAATTAAATTAGAGGTTTAAAGAACTATGGCAACCCG